CCACTTGGGATTTGTACTAAACTTGCTTTATCTAAAACACTCATAATTCATTTAATTTATTAATAACACATTCTCTGTTTTCAACCACTCCTCCGTCGGCTTCTACACGCACCTCGTATTCTTCAAATATCAGTTGCCCTTCCGATATTCGTTTAATTTTCTTGCCGTATTGATATCCGTAACTATACACTATCCGAATATAGCTAATACAGACCCAGAGGATACATTAACTCTTTTAATCGTTCCACTATTTTTAGCAGAAACAATCATACCAGTAGAAAGCGTTACACCAGTTAATGCACTTTCAGTTAATATATTGTTGTCAGATTGATCTGTGAGGTTTGCGAATATAGCATCTTCGTTAACTACGAGATAAGCTACTTTGTCGGAAGCAGTAAAGGTAACATCTCCAGTTACGCATTTCTGTCCGTTTCTTGATAATTGTAATTCAGTTGTTGTCATTTTTTTATTATGTTGGTATTTTACATCTTGCGTAGCCATATGCTGAGCTTAACGACATACTAATCGCTGCACCAGAATATAGACTATCGAATCTTTCGGTAAATGGTTGTATGCTCCAGTTCTTATTCAGTACTAAAGCTAAATCTTTGTCGGCATAAGTTGCCTTTTTATAGTTCTCAAATATGCTCATAATATCCAAAGCGATTAAGCAACACTCGTTTTGCACACTTACCTCGTTAGATTCTGTGTTTATCTCTGTAACATTATCGCATAAGAATAGATCCAGGGAATAGTCTATGCCATTGTAGCCATTAGGAGAAATACTTGTAACATCATAAATAAGATAACTGCCAGTAACGTCCTTTGTTAGATCTACATCCCAAATATTACCCTTTAGGATCGTGTTGATCTGTGGATGTTCGTTTTTTATCCCCTCCATTATTGTCCTTATGTTCTTTATGGTCAAACTTTTTGACATATTTTTTTAATTTCTCTTCCTTTTTTATAGTATAAATTGACTTCGCCATTTAGTATCGTGTTCTGGGTGGACTATATCCAAGCCGTCTGGTGGGGTCTTAAAGAGTGGATAATCATTTTCGTTCTCCTTCAAATATAATTGCAATTTTCGTCTATAAAAATCTGCATTATCTTTATATATACTTTTTGCAACGACTAATTCTCCCTCGCTTAGTGGGCTAAAATTGTCCCCAGTCTTAGTTCCAGCACCTTTGTTCCTTAATTTATATGTACCAATACGAGTGTATTTGTGGCATACCTCCCATTTTAAAGCATCACGCATATACTCCTTAATTAGGGTCTCGTTTAGCGTTGAAACATTGTTGTTTTTTATTTGTGTTAAAATCTCGTCAAATAATGAGCTACCCAATATGGGTCTTATAAACGTATTTTGAATGCTATCAATTAACGGCTTAAGATATCCGTCATCTACATTATAATGCAGTACACTATTTTCTTTAACAAAAGCTGGGCTGACTATTAATATCATTTTTTCTTTCTAACTAAAACTTGTTTCCATATATGACGGCAATAAGGTACTGATGTAGATGTATTAGGTTTCCTATACCAACCACCTCTTGACAACCAAACGTCTGTAACGTCTGCTATGCCACTCGATTTCATACCATTACGCATTACGTCTATTTCTTTTTTTGACCAAAGCCTTTTTTTAGCCATCATTTTTCTGCAAAAGTCTCTTGACTCTCCTCCAGCTTTTAATGGTGGAGCATCTGGTCTTAATTCGTATCTGTATTTTACTTCTGTTTCTGGAAGATCTATTGTTTTTGCAACCCTCTCCCCTATGTTAGTCAAGCCTATGTCGCTTCCCTCTATTGTAATAAGATCAGAAGTGCTTAAGATATTTATTGCACCTACTAATTCCTCGAAATTAAGTCCTAACACCTCAGAAATTCCAGTTGCAGCTATTAAAGGGTTTGTAAGGATCGTTTTCAACACTCTCTGTATAACACCTTGCTCCTCTGTTGCGAATTCAATAGGGCTTCCGTCTGTATCATAATTAATGTCAAAGTTTTCTATTATCTCATAACCCTCCTCTGGCACTCCTATCTTGTCAAATAGGTCGCTAATATCCTCGTCATTAGAGAAGCAGCTACAAGCAGACATTTTCTCTGCATCTATTTGTTTTAATTTTCTCTGTGCCCAAGCTACACCAGCATCGCCTCCCCAAGCTAACCACATTAAACGACCACATCCGTCTCCTAACTTTTTCTTTGAGTTCTTTCTATGACGTTCAAAGGCTGCCATACGAGCTATTGTTTCTCTGCTTATATTATCCCCTTTTGCAAGTTGATTAGCTCTCTTTTTACCTACTGCTGTGCCACAACCTCCCCATCCGTTTTTCTCTGCCCAATTTAATGCAGTTTGTGCATTCTTACTAGCTGATTTAGGATAGTCATTATAGGTGTCAAATTTTGTTATAGCACTAAACTCGTCTAAATTCTTGTCATTTATCTCTGAATGACTAGAGCAAGGCATATACCATATCTTTCCGTCTATATCGTGTTCGTGATATCCCTCGCAACCTATTTGCTGAGCTACACTCTCTGCCTCTTCTATTGTATCAAATAGTGGTTTATTATCTTGTACGATCTTAGCAAGGTCTTGCGACATCTTTTCTGGTACGCAGTTTGGTACAAGTACGCCATTCTTTAATTTCATACCGATCATCTCGTATCCTTTCCAGCAAGGCTCTTTAAATTCGCTACAACCACAATCCTCTGACATCTCTACTGGTTCTTCAATAGCTTCTTCAAGTTCAAGTCCAGTTTGGTCAGTAATTAGCTCTCTAATCTCGTTTCGATCTAGGTTTGCAAGTATAATATCGCTTGTTAAATCAATAGCGTCTATCGGTTTCAGAGGTACAATTTCAATATCTGTTCTTTGTATCTCGTAAAATGCTAGTTTTTTAATCGTTCTAAGGAGCGTATTTTGACGTTCTGCAATATAAGTATTAGTAAATATCTCATATGCTAGGTCAAGCTCGTTACGAGCACCTAATTGCCCCTCTTCTTTTACACCAAATAAGATCGGATTAGTAACTCTATGCCCAATAAAGATAGATTCCTTTACTCTTTTTGACATTTCAGTATATCTTTCGTGTAGATCATTGCCGTTTAGGCTAGTAATCTCACTTGCATTATCCTTAGATGGGCTAAATAAGTGTACTATTTTCGTGCCAGTAGCCTTGCCAAACTTTTCTTGGAATGCTTTTTCAAATGTTTCTGACTCTTCCTTAGTTTCTGGTACACCATTATTATGTTGTATTAGTGTTCCTCCTACAAATCCGTGTTCTACTTCGTTTAGCCAGTAATCTCCTATCTGAACATCCGTCTTAATTTCTGCTAAAGACCCCACATATACTGGCAAAGGGTAATATTTAAAGTTAGGTCTATAATCAACGTGATAAATAACACCTCTTTTTTGCTCTGGATTTCTTGGATTGTATCTTTCTAGATACTGAATATGTGGCTTAGAGTTTTTTGTCCCCTTGTCAGTAATCCAATCGTCTGCGTATTGTAAACTTCCGTCTAATCCTACTCTAATATTGGCAAAATCTATATGATGATACTGGTTTCCTACCTTAGTTTTGATCACTTCAATAGCATATCCGTTAAATATCTCGTAATCTAATGACAAACTTTTCATTAAAGAAGTCCAATCTTGATCTATATTAGCTTGACTCAGCCATTTTTTAGTCTCTAGATCCTCTCCCTCTAATCCGTTGCCTACTGTATAGCCTACCTTGCCATTAATAATAGCATTATGAGTGCTACTATCGTTGTACAAGTCTATTAACTCGTAAGGGTACATATTATCTGCACCAAACCAGACTATATTTTTGTTCTTTTTCTCTAAGAATTTAGGCACTTCTTGTGAAGCAAATTCCGTAATAACTGGAAACTTATTCATATATGTAAGTATTTTGTTCGTCAGTAAACGAATATACAATTTCTTTTGGTTGTTTCAATCTTAATATACCTCTATGGATTTCTATCCCCTCTGTTCCTCCTAATGTAGTGGCATTTATTATTTTATAAGGATAATCTCCCTTGTTAGGTAGCTCTATTGTCGCATTAGGGAGGTCTTGCGTCCCCTCTGTTAACGTAAACTTGACATACCTATTGTTTACCCCTACTGGAGCTGCAAGAGTAGCGTTTACCTCGTACTCAGCACTTTGAATAGACATAGTGTAGTAAGTATTTACAACCTCATTTGAGATGTTGCAGTAAATGTAATTTGTAGATTCTTGTTCTATTATGTCCATTGTGATATTTAAAAAAGCCCACCCCAGTTAAGAAGTGGGCTTGTATTTCTATTTAGAGTTAGATTCTCTTATGATGTTGGGATAGTAGCAGTTACTATTGGCATAGGCTCTGATTCTTGTGCTTGGAAAGAAAGGCTATAACCATTTCTGTCTCCAAGAGCAGTACCAGTTCCGTTGTCGCCAGAGACTAAACGTACTCCGTTTGTCGCTCCCATTAGCCAGTATGTGCCGTTATTATCGAGGATAATAATACTCATCTTGGCTCTTGCTATCATCTTGATCTCATTACGCTTAGCTTTCTCCATTTTGTTGAGAACGTAAGTTGCAGTCTGATCAAAAAAGCTTGTTCCGTTAGCATCGTTAACAGTAGGATTATCATTCATTACAGAAGAAGCACCTTGAGCATTAGTACACTCAAATTTGTGGTAATCTAGTCCATTTCCAACTAGACCAGTTACCTCTCCACTTCCGTCAGTATTTGCAACGAAATCTGTTGGCATATTTGCTATCCAGAATTCTGCTACACCACCGATTGAATCATTACATCCTACCGAAAAACCAGTTGTTAAATTACACGCCATAATCTTTATTCTATTTTAAAGGGTTATGCTAATGTAAATTCAACTATCTCGTCTGGGTATGCTACTTGTAAGCCTCTCTTAAATTTAACTCTATAATAAACTTTGTCATCTTTCTTGTCATACCAGAAATCAAACTCTTCCTCGTCATTTTGTAGATCAAATCCTAAGAAGAAATTATCTTTGACTCCTAAGAACATTCTATTTGTTCCGTCTAATCCAGCTACACCTACTAAAGATACATTTTTACCAGCGATTGAAGTCTCGTAATTAGCCCAATCAGTTGCATCAATATTGTATAGGTTTTTAGCATTCAAAGTATCAACGTATTTGTCAAAAGTATCTTGACCTACGAATAATACTTGGTTAGCAGCTGCTTTAACTTTAGCTGGACGAGCATTACAAATATCTGTAATCAATCCGTCTACGTTACCAGCAGCACCAGAAGTGATTGCAGTAGCAGAAGAAGTGTTACCATCAACAACTCCAGTAGCAGCGTCAATAATCTTATTAAGACCATCGTACTTGTTTAGGTAAACATTTGCTGAAGTAGTATCTCCTTGCCAGTCAGCAACCTCGTTATGCTCCATAATTGTTTTAATTACAGACTCAGCAACCTCAGCTTCGAAAGCCATATCTTCAGTCTCTCCGTTTCCAGCTCTAAGCAAAATTTGAGTGTACTTAGGGATAAGGTCTTTCATACAAAAACCAGAGAAGTAAGTAATTTGTCCTACTGTAAGGTTTCTGTCAGTAAAATTTACATCACCAGAAGCAGTTGCAGAACATCCAGATCCGTCTTGTGGAAATGCAGTTACTGCTAATAGATGCAAAGCGTCAGTTTTCTTTACTCCAGATTGCAGCGTGAAGTAGTCGCTGGACGTTTTCTCAAAGTATAGTCTTGAGATTAGGTCTGTCGATTGTTCGTTAACATAATTAGTCAACGTTGATACATCAAAACTCATATTATTATTTTATTTATTTATTTGCTCTTATAATTGCACCCATTTTTGCAGCTCTTTCTGCTCTAGTTAGTGCTTTAAATTCTTGTGGTTTAGAAGCCGTTGAAGGCTCTGCCTTAACGATCTCTTCTAATTCCTCTCCGACTTTGTTGAGTGTCGCAGAAAACTCATTTTTTAACTCCTCTTTTGCAGATTTAATCTCAGCTAATTCTGTTCTTAAGGTTTCGTTTTCAGACTTGATAAGATCTAAAGATGCAGTAAAAGCCTCAGCATATTGTGCCATAGCTTTTTCAATTAATGCGTTTAACTCCTCAGAAGTAAACTCATTATCATACATTTCGTCATCCTTTTTCTTCTTCTTGTCCTTACCTTGATCAGCAGCAGCCTCGATATTTACAACAAGACCTCCAGCAGTTTCAACGATAGTTCCGTCAGTTAGTTCGTGAATTCCGTCTGGTGCAGCAACTTCGCCCTCTGGCATAACCACTACTAAAGCAGTTCCGTCAGCTAATTCGCCTTCCCATTTAACGATTGTTCCGTCTACTAATGTAGACTCTGCAAAGTTATCTTCAGTAGATTCCTCTACCTCAGCTTCTGCAAATACAGATTTTAGCGTTGATATTACGCTCTCTAAGTTTAATTTATTCATTTTTTTAAATTTATACGGCTCAAGATCGAAAACACCCTCAACACTAAATCCTTTTAATATACCATCCTCTTTAAC